ACTCGAGCATTTTTTTGTCCCATTTCGCTGCGAGTTCGTTGAGATCACGGGCAGTAGCTGTTTTTCCGTGTATTTCTGCTTCTCTTTGAGCTCGCGCAATTTCGTTTTTGGTTTGGACATTTGTCCTCTCAGTTTCTGCAAGTTGTTTTTGAGTTGCAGCTTCAGTTGATGTTTTTTGAGCATCTTGAAGATCGATTTGTGAATTATCACGTCGAAGTTGTTGTCCCATTTGAGCTGCAGATAAGGCAGATGAAGAGAGGCCAGAGATTTTTGGAGCCTCCATTTTGGCGGCAGTTACGGAGCCTTGGGCCCCAGATGGGGCAGAAGCGCCGCCTTGAGAGTAAGCGAGTATAGGGTTAAGACCCGCTTTTTTCATGTCCTCCATACCGCGCTGGTAGGCGGTATTTGACATTTGTTCTTGAAATTTCATTTGTTGTTCAGCTTGTCTTGCTGAATTTGCGTTGGCGTCGTCTGCGATTTGTTTGTTTTGCTTGTTGGTTTTGTCCTGCATGTACATGTTAGCGCCGGTTTCAAGGAATGAGGAAAGGAAGGGGACCCCTCCAAGGAGTCCACCACCAGCGGCTATTGAGCCAAAGTCCATTATTGAGCCTTTATGTATTCGGTTGCGACACCGAGTGAGGTTTTTGCTTCGTGCATGCTTAATACGCCTTGAAGTTCATTATACTCACCTATTTCGAATAATGTGTAATCGGCGGGATGTTTTGCCACGAAGGTTTCTGGGTTGTTTACGGCGTCAGCGAATTCACGGAGAGCTTCGCCGGTTGATTTGTAGACCATGGGAGGTCTGTAGAAACCAGCTTTTGAATCATAAATTACGAACGCTTTCATATATCTTCTCCTTTTTGTCGGGATTGTATTCTCCCGATAGTTCCATAATGGTGAGCTCTAGGGATTTTAGCTGCTTAAGAAAGCGGTTGTCTTCTGAAAGTGCAGCGTCTTGGTATAGATTTTTTTTGTACTTAAGCTGGTTAACAATTAAGAACTGATATTTGGCATGACGATCAAGAATTGAATCTTCTCTAGCGTTGAGCTGGCGTGTTTGTTTGAGATTCATAAGATCGTCGTAGCGTTCTTGAATATGCGGAAGTAATGAGAGTCTGTGATTGAGTATTAAGTCTCTTTCGAGTGGAGTTATCTCTAACTCCTTGAGGTATTTTCTGGGTATGCGGTGGCGTTTACCATTGAAGATGATATGACCGAGAGCGAGGTATTCTTTGTAATGTTTTAAGAAGTGTTTTATGCCGAGCTTATGAGAACAAGTCATTTTTTCGGGGCTGATACCCTCGGGGTATTCTTTGCCCCGTTGTTTTTTGAATGTGTAGGACGCGGTGTATGCGGCTGATTTATACGTGAGTTCACCTACAATGATGAAGCCTTGGTTTAGCCAGCGTTTTGATAGGTACTCACTTGTGTAGTACTGATTGCCGTTTACAACTTTGTGGGGTTTTGCGTCCTCTGGGAAGTAATTGAAGAGAATTGCATGATGATGAGGTCGAGAACGTTTTTCTCCATACTCTGTTGAATGGAAGTATTCGACCTTATGTTTTTTTCTTAAGCGTTTGGCAAAGTCTTGCCAGTCTTTTGTGCGGACGGTTTTACGTCCTTGTAAGTTCTCTTCGTTGAATGTGAGGGTAATAAAGCAATTACGTTCGTATTGCTTTGAGTGTTGCATGCATACGAGAGCCCAGTCTCTTGCATGATCTATGCGGCAGCCGAGGCATTGACCGCATGGAGTATGGAACGGGTTATAACCCTGTTCCTTGTTGAAAGTGTACGTGCCGTCGTCACAGTGGTACTGTGTATTAGGAGTGAGACATGACATTGTTCGTCCCTTTTTGAAGCCGCCTTGCAGGGCGGCTTTTTTATTTTAGAGGCGTCTTCCGCCTCTTTGTGGGGGAGGTGCAACATTTCGTTTATTCATACGTTGGCCTTTTTTGAAGAGTTTCTTTGAGGAACGTTTTGAGAGTTTTTTTCTTTTGTACATGTTGTCCCCTTTGATACGCAGATTGCTGCGTTTGTTGGTTTTTTGAGATGACACTCCGCGGGGGTGTCATCTGGCACAGTATTAATCAAGTGTGGGTGTGCCGGGCGCTTTCGCGCCCCCCTTTGCCTTCGGCAGGGAACCCCCCTCGCCTTGAGATGCAGGCATCTCCGCGGCTTTTTCTTGAGTTTTTTTGTATACATTGAGACGGATGAGTTCATCCTTTTGACTTGGGTCGCTAAGCGCACCAAGGAAGTTTTCGACCTTGTCGTTGAAGTGACGTCGAATTTTAGGGTCCAGCTGCATCCAAGACTCGTTTGCACGAATTATTGCGTCCTGGGAAGCCTGGAATGTTCCGAGGTCTGAGACGTCGGCAAATTGATCCATATCCTGTCGCGGGAATGGAGTATTCGTTTTGATGTGTCTTTCGACAAGTTGATTGATATCGAGTTCTTTGGCGAACTCTGATTGTGTAACGGTTTCTGTCGAAAGTTCAGTTTGAACGCGGCGAGCGTTCGGATGGAGGAAGCCGTAGAGCTTCGTCCGGATGATGGGTTGTTCTACGTTTTCTTTAAGTTTGGACATTACTCCCCCATAGTCATGTAAAGTTTGATGTTCCGTAATGTGATCGAAGTATTCCGGGTGGGAAAACCTTTTAACCAGAAATGATAGAAGTCTCGTAAAAATCTTTTCATATTTTTCCTTATATTTAGAAGTGATCCATCATTCCGGGGACGGAGATGACGGGCATTGGTCGAGCGCATTTAAGGTTAACGACAGAATCCATGATGAAGTTTGGTTCGGCCGGTACGGCAACGATACGTGCAATCGGTGGATTGCTTTGGATGAAAGATGGATTGAGCGAAGGACGAACGGTGAAGTCCTGGGCGAGATGCCAAGAATCAAGGGAGCCTGCTGCGGCCGATCGGAAAAGGCCGGTGATGAGCGAAGGTTTGTAACGATATTCTGCATATCTCTCCTGATAACCGAAGACGGCGTCGTCTCCGGTTGTGAATGAGGTTCCGATTTCTCGGCACATAACAGCTTGTTCGCCAAGGTGAGCGAACGTTGGCCAGAAGAAATCGAATTTTGTGGACCTAGTCCACATTTTGTCGATGTTTTGTTGGTAATTGAGATCAGCTCGAACTGATACAAGTCCAATTACATATCCATGTTCGTTAAATGATTTTGTGAAACGAGGACGTGTGAAGCCGGTTCCATAACCGGCAAGGTTACCTTGAGGAGATGTATCTGTTTTAGAAGTTTGAGCCACGGGCGTAATGTTGATCATATCTGATGAGCCACCGAGGTACTCGGGGCGATCGATTGGAGCGGGGAATGTGACCCCGAAGTGTGAGTATACGAGTTCGCTGTAGCGATTTCCACCGCGTGCGTCTCTCTCGTAGAAGCGTTGGATTTGAACTGCAGTACGCAGTTCGTTTACGATGCCGTACATGTTTGCATCGTTTAGTTGTGCATAAATTGCTGGATAGTTTGCACCGCCAGGATCTTGGCGGACAGCTAATTGAGTATTAGCGCTTGAAGGATCAACGACAAAATTGTCGTTAAGAGGATAGTTAACAGTTGATGTGTTACCGGTTTCGTATACGTTAACAGAGGCACCGTTCCACGTTGCATTGTTTGCTTTACCGATACCAGTAACGGGAGCAGGAGCACCGTATATAGGGAATTGAGAAGCGACGTTAGGAAGCGTCGATGATTTTTGGGGCCATGGTAAGGCACCCGTGAAGTAATCTTTTTGTTTGCCGCGGCGGAAGAGAGCGTAATCCGCCATATCGTCTGGACCGTCGCCAGTATTTGTTGGGAGTTCTACCTGAATGTTCTGGTCGCGGTACCAGAAATTGTAGATTGAGTTGAGTGCGCGGAGCGGCAAAGCGTTGATGTATGTAGGAGCGATAAAGCCAGGAGCTGAATTAGGAATAAGAACAGGAAGACCGAGGTAATCGTATATAGTACCGGATGCGAATCCAGCAGCTGGATAGGTCGTAGAATCCAGTACAGGTATGAGGTAAGACGTGGCATATGCATCTCTTGTTTCTCCCATGAAAGCTTTGAAGTTGTCCCAAATGATTCTATTTGGAACGAAGAAGAATTGAGTATCAATGTACATATTGTCCATCGTGGGATGGAGCGGTGTTGATAAGCGCGCAAAGAGAGTTGCGTTAAGGTTGAATGTATCTCCGGGGAGTACTTCGTCACAGTAGAACGGAATGAGATATCCAGCGTCGAATGTTGTTTTGTAACCGTGGGTACGGTTGAAAGTTGAACGAGGAATTTTAACGGACGGAATGGAGGTAAGCCCCCGGGGCATGGCAGATTGCATAATATTCCTTTATTACCAGCCTGCGGAGTGCGGACTGTATTGTTTGCGCATTTTTTCTTTAAGGATCGCACGAGATCGATCTGAAGGTACGTGGAGATCTAAGTCTTTTGAAGATGAAGCTCCACGACCAAAGAGGTTTTTAAGAAATTTTCCACCAGGAAGAAGAGAGTAAGCGGCGTCGCCTACGGATTCCACCGTAGACGCACCAGTTTGAATGTTTTCATTAATTTTATCGTACTCGAGCATTTTTTTGTCCCATTTCGCTGCGAGTTCGTTGAGATCACGGGCAGTAGCTGTTTTTCCGTGTATTTCTGCTTCTCTTTGAGCTCGCGCAATTTCGTTTTTGGTTTGGACATT